GAAATATTCGGCTAACGAAACCCTAGCGACAAGGCACCTCAAACCTTGTAACGCTCCCCCTGAGGATGCGCAGCTTATGCGTATCCACCACTTACTTTTCGCGGCACCTCCGGCGGCTCCTAACTAGGATCATTGCTACCGCGCCTGGCCTCGCCAGGTTCGTTCTGAGGATGCTACGCTCTGGCACCCCACACGTGGTGTGCCTCACAATCATCACTGCTTCGTGCGCCGTCATCAAATCACGGCTTCCCGGCTTTTTCAACCCCATTCGGCTATCCGCTTGGGTAGATTGGCTACTGCCACCGGAAACCATCGTCCACGAAGTAAACAGCAAAGACGGCAGGGTCAAAAGGAACGCGAATGAGTTCCGAGAAATCTTCACAATGAGCAGCTTTATGCTTGAGAAGGCTCACCTTGCCAAGGACAACACGCACAAATACGCCGCACGGCGACGATTGGCTGCAGTCTCCATGGCTCACGCCATCGCCAAGAGGTTGGGAATGCCCATTCATGATGAAGAGATGTCGAGAAGATCGGCGAAACTCAACATCAACGGCACCCGAACTCTCCTGTGCGCAAAAGACGCGTGTTCATATGTTGCAAAAGACTTGAAGTATGAAAGGATCAAAACCGGATCATTAGTAACGCACATCGATACGTTCACCCACAAAGATTTCCGTGATGCCAATGACACCCTCTCCGATGGAAACATACACTTCATCTACACCTGGAACCCTGAAGAGGTTGCAGGCACTTCTGATGAGCTTAAGTTTCGCTATGACGACGAGGGCAACTTCATCACGGAAGTTGACGGTTCAGCACCTTATTGCGACCGCCTGTGGGACTTCGAAGACGACTGCCTCGTAACCCACTCGTACGAGGCGTCCTTCGGGTGCATCACAGCCGCTTCACTTCTCGCTGCCATGTCCATTTGCTGCAGCACGCTAACCAACGGAGCCATCGGTCTCGGCACACTATGCCGCAACTGTCTGGCTACCGGCGCCATGCTTTCTTTGGCCGCGGTCGGGTATTACACGCCCATCACCATGTGCCATAAAGTCATACGCCTAGACGTTGGCAAGCACCGCTCGATAGTGGTGGTTGTCCCGAATTGTAAATTTAGGGGCTTTGCCTCTTCCTTCCGCCCCTTCCTCACAAGTGCGAATTACGAAGTTATACATTACAACCGGCGTGCGGAGATGTCCCGCCGGATGGATGGCAGACAACTGCGCCCACGGATACCCACTGTGGGCATCACCGACGGTGGCCACAAGTTCCTAGCGGAGAAACGCAAGAACCCAAGTGGCTTTTCTGTCGCGTTCGTGGGCTCATACAACTCGTACTTCGTTCCAGACGCGGTCTACGATATGACCAAATCCCTCACCACAGGCAAAGGTTTACCGAGCCTATCCAACGTTCGCGTTAGCTCGAAAAACGAGGGGGATGAAACACACCGCGTGGCCGTCGCGCTTGCGATCGCGATGGCCAACAAAGAGGACCAAATTCAGACCTACTCCAGCAACTACGGTTATTACCCCCTGCCGACCATCATCCGTCAGGACGATGATTCCAAGGCAGACGGCGATCCCATCAAAGAGGTCATGGCCCACGGCGCCATGCCTCCGATCGTGACAGGTGGTGCGTACATACACGCAAGATCCGAGGCACAGACCCGGGATTTCGTGAAGCGCCGCCTGAAAGACCCAGCTGCAAAAGTCGACTCATCGATCACTCCCGAAGTGGCCATGTACATAAAAGAGTTTGCCGACAATATCGTCAAAGAGATTGGAGGTAAACCCGGCCACCTTGATCCGATAAGTGAACAGGAGTATATCGACTCGCGCAACAAAAGCCAGCTCAACAAGTTCCACGACATCGTAAACATATACGACATCCACAACTATGATGACAGGAAAGGCTTTATGAAACGAGAGGTACTGTCTGACCCGACTAAAGCCGCCAGAGGGATCTGCACCTTCAAGCCAGAGTCACAAGCCCTTGGCGGTCGCATTGCCTTAGCATATGCGGCAGCCATGAAAGCGTGCCCCTGGATGGCGTGCGGTCTCAACCCAGCTGAGACGCAGGAAGCAGTCGTCAGAGTCTGCGTCGGTAAAGGAAGCATCACCGATACAGATTTTTCAGCGCAAGACGCCACCATTGACAAGAACAAACGGTGCGTCGAGCTGATGTTGCTTTTACAGCTCTTTGACGATGAGTGGCACACTCTCATCAAAGATTGGCACTACACTGATTACTGCGGCCGCGTCCTCTACGGCGACCCGGGCACTAAACGAGAGCCACATGAATTCAATGGCTCGAGGGGCAGCGGAAGCCCTTTCACGACGCTTGGCAACACTCCACTCACCGGGTTGTTCGCCTACGTCGCACTACGCCTCGCGGGGAACTTACCCGACGCGGCGTGGTCCAAGCTCGGCATTTATTCCGGAGACGACGGAATCACTGCCGACCTCCCTCCCGCATTTTGCGACCAAGCTGCTGAGTTCCTAGGCTTCCTCGTGAAGTCCGCATCCAGCACCAAGTACATACCGTTCCTCGGTCGCACTTACTTCGACCCCATTGGTGGGAGTACTTCCAGCATCCAATCACCTCTTCGCACCCTTTCGAAACTTCACACGACCCTGCTCAACATACAAGAGTTCACCGCCGAAGAAGCCATGATCATGAAGGCCATCTGTTTACAGGTGACTGACAAAGACAGCGACTTCTTTGGCGCCTGGTCCAAGAAGGTACTCGAAGATGCCGACAAGAAACAAGCCAACTACGTCCAAAGCCTTGGAGCCAAGATCCTCAAATATCCTGGTCTCCATCCATACTTTGCCATCACCGCCCTGAAGAGCCAAACTACTTTCCACAACAGTCCGGGCGATTTCGAAGAACTCTTCGAAATCGAAATGCCGGGCTTTGATTGGAGCAAGTTCAAGGAATGGCTAAGTGACGGCACTGGCCCATGTCCAACGCTCTGGGAACTCCCCGAACCCAGCGACGCGGCCATGGAGGCTGTAGGACCTGTCACGCTTGCCATGGGTGGCGTCGACGACGAAGCGAACTTTGTCGAATACATGTCCCCCAGCAAAAGCGCTCTCCTAGCTATGGAAGAGTTGCAAAACGCCAACTCAGCGGCCAGCTTTGCCAAGCAACAGCGCAAGAAGGTCAGCTGGGAAGGCCAAAAAGATGATTCCCGATCTGGAAAACCCAAACCATCGCCCGAGAAAGGTGAGGCGAAACAGCAACCGCGCCAGCCTTCACAACCACCAGAAAACGGTGCTGGAAGCTCGCGGAAGCGACGTTCTCGCACTCCTGCCGAACAGAAATTGTTCCTCGGGCAGCTCGAAGCCTTAGGCTTACTGGAAGCATACCGTGCCGCCAAGATTGAATCGACTGACCCACCCGACGTTCAAAAAGAAAAACGAAAGGTGCGCAATCAGATCGCACGCAAGGTAAACCCTGTACATAAACCACGGTCCCAGTAAGTCCTTTGCGGGCACGCTAGTTTCACGAAACCTGGCGTTATACTAAAAATCGTACCCCGCGGTGGCGGCGCGGGGGGATGAAGTTGTGAAATATCGACCTCCCCCCAAACCGCGCGTGTTTTAATCATGCCCCAAAAGAAATCCAAGAAACAGTTTATGAGCAAGGCCAAAATGCAAGACCTTCCAGCAGCCGAGAAAGAACGGCGCTGGAAACAAAGCATTGAAGGCCGAGGCCATTTCGCATCAAAAGCTACGGCATGGATTGACAACCAGCTCAAGAAGATCCCAAAAGGGACATTCGGAAAGATTGGGCACGCCATTGCAGGCGCTCCAGGCCAGGTTGGAGGTGACATCATCAGTTACCTAACTGGCCGCGGCGACTACAACATCAAGAAGAATTCTCTCATACAGGATGGGAATGTGCTCAAGCCATCCCAGATGTCCTTCTCCGCCACTGGAGCAGCATCAGTCCGCATGAGACGCCGTGAATTCATCGGCGATGTTGTCGCGCCAACCGACCCCACTAAATTCACGCAGACTCAGTACCGGCTCCAGCCTACGGATGTGAAAACATTCCCATGGCTATCTACCGTCGCTGAGCATTTCACAGAATGGGAACTGCACGGTGCTATCCTCACCTACGAGACCACCTGTAGCAATTTCGCTTCAGACATGGCTCTTGGTACGATATCCATCGCTACGCAGTACAATGCCAACGAGGTACCCTACACTGAAATGAGGGAAATCCTCCAAGCGGCTTTTCACAGCCGCGGTAATCCATCTGAGAACGTGATGCACGGAGTCGAATGCGACCCTGCACTCCAGGCCAGCGAGCACCTCTTCACTCGCCGGTCCGGAACACACGGCCCACCCAACCTATACGATCATGGCGTTGTAACGGTCGCCACCGAAGGCTTGCCTGCCAAAGCTGGCACGGTCCTCGGGCGGCTTTTCATAACCTATGACGTTGAGCTGAATCTGCCTGTTCTGCCAATCCGGACATCGACCATGGGTCACAGTCTCACTCTGTGGACTCTCGCCCCTTCGTCAACCCTGCCCCCCATTGGCGACCCACTCACCGTGTCGCCACAGGCAGGGAACAAGTCGCTGTCTTACGGTACAAGCAACGGCAACAATGTTATGTCGCTGCTACCTTCAAACGGTCCCTGGGCCCGTCCCAACGTACCTGCGATCTATCAGAGCAATCTTGTCGCCTGGATGTCGAACTCAACGACCATCGGCGGCACGCAGTACCTGTCTTTTGCCAACGCCGGCACATACTTGCTCGAAATGACCTTCTTCGCCAACTCAGGCGATCCTCCTGGTGATCTCGCCTCCGTCACGACCCTCACGTCTGACGTCGAGCTCGACCATCACACAGCAGACTTCAACGGCGTCCCGTTTGCAAACAACAGTGCATCCTACATACGAGTGCTTATTCAGTGCGCAAGTCCCGACCAGTCAATATCACTGTTTCGGAAGAACGCATCGAACTGCTCTACGTGGACTGTGCTTACTGTTTGTGCCTAAGTCCGCTCTAAAACTTAAGCATTTAAAATTTAACGCGAAGTCGTCGAAGTATACGGCTCCCCACTACCTTCCATACCTGTTTACTGGACATGAACACTTCCGACGCTATGTCCGTTTGGTTCGATGAGCAACTCAACTCCCTACCGGTTGATGCTTACTCGGTCGAAACGTTATACGAACTTCTCGAGGACCCTCCCATGGGTATCACCACTGTCAAGTTCGACTACAAGTCCATCCCCCTGGTTAGATCCGGCCCCAAGGGATGGACTTACTTTCCGTCTGACACGGAAGGATCGCGACTTGCCCGTGTTTCGTACACCTCGCTAGTGCCTGGCGTCACCGTCACCGCATTAGTGAAACTGTTTAAGAAACCGGATTCTCCACCCGAGACCGACTCTTATTACATTACGAAACGCGGCCATGCCCACGCTATCCTCTCGATCGATAACTTCACCGGACACGGTCACGTTGAGTATCGCCAATCGCATCCTGCGTACAAACGTCGAAAAGTCAGCATTTGCCATTAAACACACACCGCCAACCCTCAGGCACTTTATGTGAGCCTGTAAAAATTTTTAAAATGGTGAAGTTGTGAAATATCGACCTCCCCCCAAACCGCG